GCGAAGCACCTGTCTGGAAGACAAGCGCACCTGTGGTGTCCGTCGTGATCTTGAACGCGGTTGTTGATGTGGTTGATGCGCTGATCGTAGACATTAGATGGTCACCCAGTTTTGGCCGCTGGTAACAGTAACCGTCACGCCGCTAGCCACAGAAACGGGGCCGACAGACAGTGCGTTAAACCCAGACGGCAATGTGTAGTTGTTGCTGATGAGGTCAGCGTTCACAAGCAAGCCGCCGTTACCTTGCGCGTTGTTTGCGCCGTAGATCGTTTGGTTGCTTGCGCCCACATACACAGTGCGTCCAGCAGGCTGCGTTACAAACACGTCCTTTGTGCCAGACGAGAAGTTAACAAGCGAGCCGCTGTTGGACGATGAGAGCACCGTGTCGCGTGAGAGCGTAGTGCCGCTGGAAGTGTAGGTACCAATACCCACTTCCCATTCGTTCGTGCCTTGACCCGCGATGGTGTAGTAGGTCGAGTTGCCGTTGCCAATCGCAGCGAAGGTTTGGAAGCCGGTCGCGGCTCCACCAAGGGTGACGGTGCCCGTACCCGTAGTCGTCGTGGTCTCACGGACACGATCAGCAAGTACGAACGCCATAAATTACACCCCTGTCAAAGCATCTTCGTCAAACCAACGTTCTTGTGCATTGCCGTCAGCGTCTGTCCATGCAACCAAGCATTGAACAGTACCGTCTTCCAACATGCGCAGTGCTTGAACCGGACCCTGTGGGGCCACGGTTTTCAGCTGAACGACGTCACCTTTTTTGAATTGCGTTGCCATGATTAAGCCGCATCCAAGCTGAAGGTGTAGGTCACAGTCAATGTGTCACCAGACACAACTGTACGGTCGCCGGGCGATTGGAAATCTGAAGCCGAGAACAAGATACCTGATGTACCTGTGGCAACGTTACACAAGAACGCGCCAGCCACCACGCCGCCAGAGCTAGTGATGGTGAACTGAGAAGGCGAAGCAGAGTTGTCGATCACTGACGGGTCAGCAGTTGTAGCTGTGCCAAATGTCACGGCCTTGCGGTTACCCGAGTAGTTGGTGAACTCAGTCCAGCCTGCGTGTGTAGCCAAAGTGTCACCCGCAGCGATTGTGGTGCCCGAGCCGGGACCAGTAATCAGACCCAAGTACCAAGCAGCAGTGTACGCGCTGCCTTTGAAGAACTGAGTGTTCATGTTTTGCAGACCTGTGTTCACCACGAGGTTGTGGGTTGTTTCTTCCCACTTAAGGTTTCCATCGGCGTCGTGGCAAACCACTTTGTAAACGCCACCGGCTTTAGCTTTGTTGGTCAACATTTGTTGGCTCCTTAGGAAATGCGAATGATCGCCGCTGTGTTGGTGACAGCGGGGAACTGCACCGTGAAAGTTGTGGTTGATGTTTTGTCGCCGCCGAAATCCAGCACACAGACCGTTGGGTTACCAGAACCCGATTTGTAGATCAGTGCGCCACGTGCAGTTAAAGCTGAAGTCCATGTAACGTTAGCAAACGACAAGTACACCGTGGCGTTACCTGTTTGGTTACCGATTGTAGGTGTCTGCGTAACAGTAAGCGTTTCGCCGCCAGCAGTGTAACCCGTAGCTACAGTCTCGCCGTCGGTTGTGTACGCAGTTGTGTCTGGACCAATCGACGCTGCACCGGTGTACAGCGCAATCTTGAATGTGTCTGTGCCAAAGTCGAAGTCGCCGTTTGGCAACCCGAGCTTGAATGTGTTTGTTGCGCCTTGAGTGATAGCCATCAGGTCACCGCCTGTCTATATTGGCCAGAACGGTATGCGTCCTGACGCTCCATACCATCGCCCAGACGTTTAGCCATCGCAAGTGCTTCGTTGTACTTGGTGTTGTACAGCAGCACCATATCCTGTTCGCCCTTCATGAAGGTGTAAGCCTCAACCAGCGAGCCGTACAACAGCACGGAATCAAAGTTGTCACCCAGCCATGTACGACCGTCAGCCGCATCAACGATTGATTCGGGGTAGTAATAGTAGTGCAGCTCAACACTGTAAGCTGCATCAGGTGTGGGGCCCAAGATGAAAGACAACTCGTCAGTGATGACAGGCGTTGCATCGTTGGTAGTTGTGGGGCCAAACAGCGCGTAGTACCGAGGGATCGCGGTATCTGTTGGCTGTGGATACGCTTGACGGATGAAGTTCACGTCCTTGTTCAACAAATACTCATACGCACCGGTGGCATCAATGACCGCCAAAGAATAGACAGCCAAGAAGTCGCTGGGCGCGGACAAGTACTTGTTGTTGAGGGATGTAGTACCGGTGACGTTCTTACGCAACGATGGAAACTGCACCGTGTTGAAGATGCGTTGTTCCGCCTGCTTGATGAAGGTGTCAATCTGCGTCTGGGTAGACACAGCACTGCCATCAGCAAGATAAGTCTCAGGGAACTGGTTTTCCGTGTAAGACTGGATCGAAGCGTAGAGTTCGTCGTAGGTCATTATTAAGCCATGGGTCCGCGAGCGTACAAGCCTTTAGTCGCAGCGCCTGTGCCACGAATCTTGATGCCCGAAGTTTTGGTGGGTTTGTAATCTTGGCTGCGTGTGTTGGCCACGGACACGTTTGCGTCCTTCATGGTTTTCTTCGCGGGCTCTTCGCCCACTACAACAGACTTGACCTTCTTTGGTGTTTTGTATGTAGCCATATTAGCCTCCGCGACCAGAAGAACGCTGGTTCATGACCTTGGCCATGTTGCGACCATACTTGAGCATGTCGGCGTTGGTCTTACCACCGGCCTTCATCTTGGTCATAGGCTTACCGGGGTGCATGGCTTTCTCGTGCTTATGCACGGCCTTTGCAGCGGTCTTTTTGTCTTGTGCGAGGTCT